TTAGGGTGTCATTGTCTTAATATATATTTTGACATCATTAAATAAATTGAAGAAGTTACTTTTAGTACTTTTATCATTAAACGATATGGAATTTATTAATAAAAATTTATTAAGTGTGTAGTTACATAGTTCAATTTCTTTTTCAGGATTATTAAATTTAAAATCTTTATTTTGATTTTTTTCCCAATGATCAGCTAACATGTATCTGCAAAATAGTCTAATAGTTTCTTGTGAGTTATTATTCAGTATTAAATCATCTTTTAACATTAAATCTTTATTAATTATTTTCTCGCAATATTTTATAATAAGTATATTCATATTATCAAAATAGTCATTGTTTAGATATTCGCTTTCATTTTTATGTGTAAACCTTAAACTTGCTCTTAATTGATAAACGTCTTTGATTTTTATTTTCTTTTTACCTGCTATAATAAATAAGGTCTTTCTCCATTCTGATTTGGAATCTAATTCATTTAGCAATGTCTTTTTGTGATTATCATTAGTATATTTATATACAAAATAGGCAATGATTAATGGAGATAACAATTTTGTAAGTTCTAACCACATAGGGGGATTTTCAACAGGTTTTAGTAAAAAATCTATCATGTTTCACCTCATAAATATTTAACTATTTCTTTCTGTGTACTAGGGTACAAATGACCATATCTGTTATATACTTCATTGCTATCTGCATGACCTAATCGTTGTGCAATAACCATGATACTTGCACCATGATTGACCAACATAGACGCGTGACTGTGTCTTAGTTCGTGGATTACAATTCTAGGGAACATCTGACCATCTGGAAGTTGGTCATCTAATACTTTTAATGCAGTAGTAAACCAACGATCAATGGTAGACTCACTATATGCTTTAAAGAATGTACCAAATAACACGTAATCATCTTTATATACGTTGTTTTCTTTATACCAATTTAAATAATCTTTAATGTCATTGATCATGTGAGTAGGTAAGTATATATCACGAATGGCTGATTTCGTTTTAGGGGCTGTCACTTCACCGTGATAGTCCGTTTTGTTTATATGGATAAATTCATCATCAAAGTTAATATCACGCCATGTGAGAGCTCTAATTTCGCCCTTACGTGCCCCAGAGTAGAACAATATTTTGAAGAATAGCTTTTGTTGTTGTGTAGCTAATGCCTTATAGAATTGTTTGAATTGGTCAAGTGTCCAATAGTTCAAACGCTTATTTGATTCAATTTCAAAGTTACCTACTAGAGAGGCTACATTTTGCTTTAGATCATGAAACTTCATAGCATGGTTAAGTAATGATACTAAGAACACGTGCATTTTCTTTAGGTACTCTCCAGAGTGTCCCTCTTTTAACTTCGTATTCTGAAACTTCATAACATCCTGTGTAGTCATTTTAAAGACGTCCATAGACTTAAAATAAGGTAGCAAATGGTTGTTTGTATGTGTCTTTAATGCTTTTACACTAGATGACTTGCGACGGGCAGAATACCACTCTATATACTCATCTACGAGCTTATCAAAGGGGAGTTTATTTATTTGTCCGACCCCCTCTAACTCGTCCATAATTTCATTACATTTCTTCAAAGCCTCTTTACGCTGTTTAAAGCCACTCTTTTTAATTTCTTTTCTTTTATTCGTTCTATCGTAATATTTGATTCTAAAATAGTATGTACCACGTTTAGCATCCTTATATATGTTGTGGGATAGATTTAAGTTATGTTCTATGGGAATCACCTACTTAAATGTATATTCGATATCTTCAATCACATCATAATCACTTATATTTGTATGGTTTTTTATAAAATCATTTAATACTGTTTCTTCAATTTTATTGCTCAATGGAACACTAACTAATCCTGTAGCGTTGAGACTTTCACCGATAAATGTATTCTCATATTCTTCGAGTCTTAAAATTCCTATTTCCAGTCCAGAATCGGAATATGAATTTGATGATTCTATAATTAATCTCAATTCAATTGAATAAGGTATATTGTTTAATTTTAACTGAACGTTAGCTTTATAAAAACTAAGTTTTTCAGACTTATTAAATGTACGATCTTCATTTAAACCATATACATGATTCAATTTTTCATATTCTATATTTTCAATTTCTAAATATGTTGATTTAAGCAAATCATTTGGGGTGCAATTAAACAAATCGCATAGTTTTTCTAATGTATCAATTTTTATTCCATCACTATAATTATTATAAAGATTTGAAATAGTTGTTCTAGATAGCTTGGTTTTCTCGTGAACGTCTTTAATAGAATAATTAAATTCTGCCATTTTCACTTTTAAATTTGATGTAATAATCATTTTACTAGCTCCTTTCATTGATTATTATAACCAATAAGCTAATTAAAATAAACAATAGACTATTGACAGACGTTAATACAGAGAGTATTATATATTTATAACCAATAAGGTGGTTATAGAAAACATTTTATTGGTTACTAAAAGATAGGAGGTTCGAAAATTGAAAAATAAATTAAGTGTCTTACTGGGAGAAAGAAAAGAATCGGTGATGTATTTAAGTGGAAAAACTGGTATTTCTCCAACTACTTTGTATAGTTTATATCACGAAAAAAACAAAAATCCAGATACTAAAACAATAATGGTATTGTGTAAGTATTTTGATGTTACACCGAATGAATTTTTTGGCATTGATCGTTTGGAGGATAAGCAATATGCAAAAAATTAAATATTGGAATTTATACATCTGCTATAAAGAAAAGGGCTATACCCAAAAGCAATTAGCAAAGTTGCTATGCATAAGTCCACAAAGATTTAGTTTAAAGATCATTGGTAAAGATGCAGATTTCACAATGCCAGAGGCACGGAAATTAAGTGAACATTTTGAAATGTCGATTGACGATCTATTTTCAACATCAATCAAAGTAAATTTATAAGGAGGTGACACGATGAAAAATTATCTAACGTATATTGGTACAATTTCGTTTATAACATTAGCAAGTGCTTTATTACTTGATGTTTTCGTAGCATCAGCAATATTTATTTTAGCGTCGGCATATGGATTAAATTTGGAGGTTGAATAAGATGGAAATAAAACACAAATATCAATTATCAAAAGTGGTTCAAGTATTAGAAAAAGTATTATATGAAAAAGATAAGGACATATTCTTATCAGCGAAAGATAGATTTCATTTTATTACAGATTATCGCTATAACGATACAGTGTTTTACGAACATATTTTAAAACTCGTTCATAAAGAGTTGTTTAACATTCTTGCTGAGGTAGATTTTGAAGATGAGGCATTTTCTATTCTCGATGAAGTAACAATGACATTAAGTGACGTTATGAATGAAGATAGAGAAATTTACCACTATTCTGTTGTAGATAATACTGGAGAACATGAATATACAACTGATCGTGAAGGCCATATTATTGGCATTTTAGAATGGGCTTTAGATTATATTGTCGGAAATATTGAAGTGGAGGAAATAGAATAATGAAAATGGAAATTAGAAATTTATTTAGTGATTTGGAAGTATTGAAAGATAGATTTGAAGATTTAAAGGATAGTCACGCTTGGCATTTTGATGAACGTTATCCTTATGAAACAAATCATGTATTAAATAAAGATGAGTTAATCAGAGAAGGGTTTTCTTATCATGAAAGACGTATTCATGATGATCAGATGATTGATCTACTACGTCTTTATTTACAACAGTTTGATAACATTCTTGAAAAGTTTCATGAAATAGAAAAAGCGTCATCTGAAGATAGTTTGGCGACTGAATCAGATAACGCATAGAAAATACGTATTTATTTAAATAAATACTAGTAAATATATTAACAAAAATAAAATGATATCGAAAGGATGACTACATGGACGAAGTATCACTTTATAAAAAACATTTCGAATTTCATTCTAAATTGGATTATGTTTCTACTATTAATTTATCTAGGATAAAAGAAATCAGTAAACGTATTAACTTTGCGTCAATTTCTACTGATAGACAGGTATTTAATAATAAGGGCAATGTATACCATCGTGAAAAAGATGATGTTGCAGGTGATTATATTAGTAACCTTACTTTAGATTATACCATAAAACCAAAAGAAATTGGGCTTGTTTACGGAACTGTCATTATCAAGACTATTGATAAAAATGGTGAAGAAGAAAAACAATCAACATTTAAAACTAGTCACTTTCATAATTATGCACGTTTTATTGCTGATCTAATATCGAACAAGGTTATTTATTCAAATGAGTTGGATAGTTTTATTCTTGTTAAGAATAACCAATATGAAATTATAGATAATACAAATTTCGCTTTAACATATCCAGTAGACAATAAATATTATATTGATGATTTTTTAGATGTGATGTTAGAGCTATATCGTACACATTTAAGTATCAATCACAACTATGTAATCTATCCATATAGTTTTGCAGGTAATAACTGGAAATATGATTGTAGAGAATTACAGTTGGAGAAATTGGAATTAAAGAAAAATGAACTATATGCAATTAAGTATGATGTAGATTTTAAAGATATTAATTTAGAAATACCTAAAAACTTTTTTAGTTTAGTAACGGATAATGAGAAAAGTAGAAATAATTTAATGCTTGTACATGCTTATACAATGTATCGAAAAATGAAATTAATACAAGCAGAAAAATGGATGTTACTTAAAGATTTTGGGCGATCCGGTAAAGGGTTGTTCATGGCTACATTTGAGAATTTAATGAAAGTTAATAAGGTGAATTTCGATAGTCTTATTTCTGGTGGTTTTGAGTCGGCAAATGAGTGGATGAATTTCTATGGCGCAGATATAGCTCATGCTAATGAGACAGGCGAAATCACAAAACAAATGATGCGCATATTAAGAAAAATAGCCACAGGTGAAACAATTTCGGGTCGTGGTATAGGAAGAAACGCTTTTACATTTAAAAACAATGCCGTCTTAATTTTAGACACAAACGAAAGCGTAGATACAGGCGAAATTACAGCCAATACAACACGAACAGTAAAAATATCACTAAAGGATAGACCTATAAACGAAACAGACGAAGAACGATATCAGATTTTTAAGCCGTATTGGGATTATATACAACCTAATGGCAACACTTCCATTGGTGCATCTGTGTCATTCTTAATAGCGAGTTTAGAATATTTAAAAGAAAATGGACGAGAATTTAAATTCCAGAATGTTACTCTAAAAAATTACTTTAATGAAGATGAATTGACCGAAACGCAAGTTACTATGATTAGATTATTATCAAAGCAAGGCTTTATATTAGCAGGAGACGAAACATTACAACGCTTGATAGAACAAGATTACTCAAGTTTACGTTATAAGAATGCTAAAGAAGATATGAGAAAGATTGGTATTAGTATAAATAATCAGAAGTGGATTGATGGTGTTAATACAAAAGTGCATCAAGTCGGGAACAAAGAACTTTTTAATATGGCTTTAGAATTAATTAATGATTAGGGTTAGAAATAACTCTTGCTAACCTTTGTTATAACCTATGAATCGTTGTAATAACAGTCACTAACTCTTATAGCCTAAGTTTTATTTAGTAATCTATAATTACTTAAATTTAATAAAGGGTTATAGGTAAAACAATGGCTATAAGGGTTAGTTTTAAAAGGAGGTATTCAATGACTGGTTATCATGTAGCAAAACAATTATTAAAAAAGAATATTGAAGTGATACCACTAAATAACCACAAAAAACCGACTGTTTCATTTGCTGATAAAGATATTACCGATGAATTCATTGAATATCATTCTAATATTTATCATCAAACAAAGGTATTGGGCGTATTAACACGAGGTGTATGGTGTATCGACATTGATGTAGATCATGAAGATGATAAGAATGGTTTCGATAGTTTGAAACAAATACCATATTACGAAGAACTTGTTACCAATGCACAAAATACATTAGTACAGACAACGGCAAGTGGTGGGAAACATATCATATTCAAAAAGCATGACAATATCGAATACGGACAGAAGATAGGTTATTTACCGTCTGTCGATATCAAGGCGCATCCCAACAATTATTTTGTGCTTGCAGGTAGTCAAACAGCTAAAGGTATATACACTCATAATGGTGTCAATGTAACTGAGTATCAAGGAGAGTTTGAGAAACGAATATTTTCTAAGGCTGGTAATTACACACAACAAGTATTAGAGCCATATTCCATTAAACGAGCATTATCTAATTATAGTTTTAGTCACGTAAGAGGTGGCAAAGGTGGAGAAGGCAAACGTGCATATCAACGCATTATAGACGGTCAAAGTGAATACAGAAACAATGATTTATTTAAAGCAGTAAGTTATGCGATTCAATGTAACGTAGATATTGAGCCGTTACGTGTATTGATTGGAGATAATAAAAACGGCGATGTATTTACAGAGAGAGACTGGGAGGCGACAGTTAGAAGTGCAAGCCGTTAAAAAGGATTACAATTTAGATGAACAAGCCCAAAGTATTGGTTTAATAACAGGTATATCTAATGAAATATATTATTGTTCAATAAGTTATGTATCAACGGTTTATTTAGAATATATTGATAACAATTGGACTGCATGGCGTGAGAGTTATATACCTAAATCGAATAAAAGAACAAGTTACAAAGTTATAGCTACAGGGAATTTTGAGTTAGTATTGGCGAAGACTAAAAATTATTTGAAATATATAAAACGATATTCTAAATAAGGAGGTTACACATGGGTAATTTAAAACAAATAAAAAAAGAAGTGCTTAAGTTTATTGAAGACAAAGGAGAGGCTTACATTTATGAATTGGAGCCAATATTTGATAAAGCAGGCGTTCCGTTTAATGGCAAACGATCACTTGTTTATAAGGATAAGAGAAATCAAGTATTCTTTTATCATTGTTCAACGGAATCTGGTTCAGTAATAAGTGACTTGAGCAACGAAGGTAAAATAGTAATTAAGCATAAACATATTGCAGTGAATAGGTATTTGTTAGACGGAAAAGTACCACCATTACCATTGGCAATCACTGATGAGGTAAGCACACCATCATGGATACCTGTAGTATTACGAATAAAAGATAAAGGAGCAGACTAAATGAACGTTGAAATAATCGCAAACCAATTTGAAACAAGAGCAGGTACGTTATTAAGATATTACACAGGTTTATTAGAAAGTAGTAGAAAGACACCGTTTGGATTCAAAATATATAACGATCCGTTTGATATGGTGTATGTGGTCATGGAAGGTAATTTGTATGGTCACATCTACATTAAGGATTGTAATGTTAGAAAAGCGTTTGAATTAGCGTCTCCTAAGCACACTGAGGGGCTTATAAGAAGTATTGAGGGGCATTATGCAGGTTATGAAATACCAGATGGTACACATGACACTATAAGCGATATGATGGCTAGTTTTATGTTTGATAATGATTATTTTATGTATGGACTTGAGACGTTCGCAGAAAGTAATAATAGTGACATGTTCGACTACATGAGTAGAGATTTCAATATAGATGAACTTGAGGGCGTTCAAACTAGTAATGCAGATGTTATAGGTAATATGGAGGCATTGTATCAGTTAGCTACTGGAATTAATGAACCAGCACCAGAGTTAGTTGAGGGCTTGAAAATCATTACTGAGTTTATCCAGAACGAGAAGGCGAATGAAGATGATAGTAAGGCATTGATTAAGCGACTGAATGAACTGAAACACTCTTATTACAATGGAGTGAGCCAATGACAATAATTGATAAAGATATTAAAGACTTAAATCTAACTGATGATGTGTTGATAGAATTTTTAAAACTAAATGAAGAAGATTATACGCTAAATAGTAATGAATATGTATTGATAGATCATCATGATAATGTAGTAGGTAACTTATTGCCATTGGTCGTTGCATTAGATTTAAATAAATCATATGTAACATGTGAGCGTGTAGAATTTGCTACTATTACTTACTATGATAAAAATATTATTCCTACTATCCCTTACAAGTGGGATAATACCAAAGCTAAGTATATTAATACTTGTTTAGAATTAGAAAAGGTAGAAAAACATTTTGAGTTTGCAGCATGGAAATTATATTGTGTATTGAATGGTATCAACAAGAATAATTATGATAAATACAAGTGGGTGCTGGAAAGAATTAAGAAAACGCCAGATGATATGCCTAATGTAGATATGCCGATATGTCGAGCATATGAGATTGCGCAATTACCTAAAAATCTGATTGAACGTACTTATAATGTAAATGGTAAAACTAAACCGATTTATAAGATGAATATTAAACAAATTAAAAATCTAAAAGAATATGTATAAATTTATAGGTCATGCACTTAGTAGGTGCATGGCTTTTTTATGCTAATTTTTTAGGGGGATAAAATTGATTTTAATACATCTGAAATAATTAGCAGCGTCCAAATTTGGACTTTGCAAAAATACAAAGGTTATACAAAGGCAATAAGAAAAAAATAATAAGGGTAGATCGAAAAAATAAACTAAAAAAAGCTAAGTGTCCAAAATTTCACAAAGGGCAAAAATACGCTCTTTTATAGAACGTTTGTTCTTATTAGGGGAGCTTGTGAAAGTGTATGAAAATCTTTATTAATATTGTTATATCAGTGTTTAATCTGGATGATAAGAAATAATTAAAATCAGCAAAAAAGAGAACATAAGTTTGCTTTTTAGGGATAAAATTAGTATAATAAAGGTAGTAAGAATTCTCGTTTCAAAGTAAAAAAACTACTCCTTTTTACATTTTTATTACGTGGTAACGTCCAGCTAATAAATGGAGGTTATAACCGTGAAAGTAATTGAAAAAGAAATATCAAAGGTACCAAACGAATATTTAAGGATTTATGATACTATTCAAAACTCAAAAGATAAGTATATAACTAAGTCCAAGATACTTAACTTAATGGGGTATGAATCCAACTCAACTAATGAAAGATGGTTAAGAAATGCTATTAGTAAGCTGATTGATGATTATGGTTACCCGATTGGGTGCAGCTATAAAAAGCACGAACGTGGGTACTATATCATCACTACTGATGAAGAAAAGCACCAAGCAATGCAAAGTCTTAAGAAGTTAGCAGACGGTAGTATGAGACGCTATGAGGCTTTAAAACGTATCGAATTATAAAATTAAAACGAAAGAGGTTTATATATGTACAATACAAACGCAACCAAAACAGGAAGTGCCTACGACGTACTTTTTAATGATCGAAAATACAAAGATTTATTGGATAAAGTAGATGAATTTTTAGAAGAAACATTTATTATGTATCAACGTGGTTATAGATTAGATGCGATTGATGAGAAACAAAAACCAAAAGTGACACAGATCGAAAATGAGTTTAAGCAATTTGCTAGTGATAAGATTAAGAATATTGAAAGTAGATTAGAAGAAATCGAAAAGGAATCGACAACCGAAAATATTTCAAACCCACAAGCTGAATTAATTAATAGACAAAATTTAAAAGCTCGACTTTCTTTTTACGATAACTCAGAAATCATTGAGTATGTCAGAAATGCTGACCCTAAAGAGATAGGTGTGTATGAATTAAGTTTATTACAAAATATTTATGAGAATCGTTTTTCTGAAAATGAGCAAGGGCAAATTTCAGGTACTTTCACACAATTAAAACGAATGGTTTTACACCCGTATGAAAATGATGAAGAATATAACGATTTAGCATATCAATATAATATTTTAAGACAAATCGGTATGGAGAACAGAGGTTCAGTCATTAACAAAGATAAAGACGGTTACGTTGTTATCAAACCATTGGCAGACAGATATAACGAGCAATTAAAATATGCTAAAGCTAAAAAAGATGGTGCAAGAAAGCAAGCCTACGCTTATAGACAATAAAACATTACTCAAATGCCTATCCTTTATTGGGTAGGCTCATTCTATATAACGGGGGTATCATTGTGGACAAAAATATTAGTGCACCATATCAACAAACAAAAATCTCAGAATATGAGTTGTTGACCAAATACAATCCAAAGTATATCAACTCTAAAATTAAATTAGCCCAGTCACATATAAGTGAAATGTATCACTTAAGCACTTCGATAACGACATGTGACGATATTATGGGAGTGATTTCTGTCTCATATCCAGTTGATAAACTTGTGATATGGATTTGTGAAAAGAAAGCTGATTTGAAACGATTTAAAAATGATTCATCGGTACGTCTATCCTTATTAAAGCAGGTGCTAAATACCTATACAAAAGAAGAACGACAGCAGGTGGTTAGATACATGCAATCACATGGACATATAAAAGAACACAGGCTCATTGAACGTTTGCAGGTAGATTTGTACAACGTTGGTCATGGTAAGCCTTTAACTAAGGCTAGTGAACCCCAACAAGCAATGGTGGTGTGATTATGTTTGTTGGTGATAAAGAGACGCTTAAAACATTTATATTAAACTATCATAATTACGTGAATGATGTTGAGAAAGAGGTTTCTGCTGATGATTTCTTTATGTTGAATGATGATGTTGAGTTATATTCATTGGAAATTACACATACTGATAACCATATTTACATGAATGAGCTAGAGATATTAGTAGACCGTATTTGTACGCAAAGAGAATTGATTTTGTTTTTACTTTTGCGTAGTGGACGATCCAGCAAAGATATAGCACAAATTTTTGAATTATCTGTGAACAGAATCAATCAACTTACTAATCAATTAATAGATAAAATTATAGAAAATAAGGAGTGGTTAAATGGATAAATTAACGCCCAAACAAGAGCGTTTTGCGAATGAGTATATTAAGACACTCAACGTTACGCAAAGCGCTATAAAGGCAGGATATAGCCCTAATAGTGCACATGTAACGGGTAGTAGGTTGCTGCGCAAAGAGAAAGTGGACGAATACATTAAAAGTAAGAAAGATGAGATAATAGACGATACCATTTTGTCTGCAAAAGAAATATTGTATCTATTAACACAATCAGCTATTGGTGATGAGACAGAGACTAAAGAGGTTGTGGTTAAGAAAGGGACATTCGAACGTAATCCAGACACTGGACGCATGAACCTTGTGTATAATGAGCATGTGGAAAAGGTAGACGTACCTATTAAGCCTAGTGATCGTTTAAAAGCTCGTGATTTACTAGGTCGTTACCATAGTATATTTACAGATAAAGTAGAGATGAGCATGGTTGTACCTACGTTTATTGATGATATAGGTAGATTTGAGGAGTAGTATGTAGGCAGAAAATTTTATAATTCTAAAATAATTTCAAAAAGGTATTGACACAATATATAGTGTTTCGTTCTATTTTTTATTGCGTTTAACGCTATTTTTTATATTAAAAACACAATATGTTGTGTTGGTTTGTAGTTAGTGTAGAATATGCATTGTTATGTTATTATAGTAGTTGAATGATCTAATGGGCCAATGAGTTAATCTCAAATGGCCCCTTTTTTTTATGACGGGGGAAATACTGTGGATGAAAAAGTGTACAAAACTATAAATGAGCGCATAGAAATTTTAAAGAAAAGAAATATGAATATTAGAGGTAATGCAACTAGGGAAATAAAAATATTAAAAGAAAATAACTATTATAATTTGATTAATGGGTATAAACACTTATTTTTAGATTATAATAAAATGAATCAAAGTAACCATAGAGAAGATATATTTAAAAACGGGACAAAACCTAGCGAATTATACAATGTAATGCAATATGATAACAATATGAGAAGCATATTTTTGCAGTATCTTTTATATATTGAAGAAAAAGTTAAGCATGCTATTGTTCAAGCTTTTTACGAAAAAAATAATCATGAAAATCTACATAAAGAATTTGAGTATTTGAAAGCGAAATATTACAATACCTCACTAACTTATTTTATTACAAGAGTAAATAAAAAAATAAACCATCAATATACATATACTAGTCTTACTAATGGTAATCCTGTACGTACTCAATTTATTGATGAATCTGAATATTTGCCCCTAAATCGAGAAGAAAAACACAAAACTTTTGAGTCGAATGCGACAGATGCTATAACTGATCAGCAAAGTAAAAAAGATTCGATAAAATCTTATAAAAGAAAACATGGATATGTTCCTTTATGGATATTAACTAATATTTTAACATTAGGAAATATCAGTCATTTATTTGTGATTTTAAAAGATGATGTCGCTTTTAGAGCAATGGATATACTTGGTATATCACATAATAATAATGAAATAGATATATATAATATGTATAGAGTTCTAGGGATATTAACTCTATATAGAAATATATGTGCACATAATGATAGGTTTATTTGCACTTCTCACGGAATCAATATAGATGATTATTTTATGGATTTTGGAAAATCGTTACCATTTTATAGAGATCCAAATAATAGAAATTCTAAATTGAAAAAATATCAAAGAAAAGGAAGAAAAAAATGTAGATACGGATTGTTTTCATTGGTATTTTGTATTTCAATTTTCTTAAATGATTCTACTCGAAAAGAATTTGTTAATAAAATAGAAAAAGAAAATGGGAAAATAAACAATAGAATAAATACGATTAATATAGATGTTATTAAAAAAGATATAGGATTAAAATTAGAGTTATCAAAACATGTTGATTTAATAAAATACAATAACATTCAATAATAGTTCGTTTATATAATTATTTTTAATATTTAATGTGTTTGAAACAGTAAAATGTTTATAAATCTGTTTTGGTTAAAAAAATAGACGCTGAGAAACGTCCTGTGTTGCAGCGAGAAAATAGTTTATGTAATCTTATATGTAAAATACATAAAAGAGGCTAAATTAATACGATGAAAATAAAAAAATGGATGTTTATTACATTGATTGGCTTAATATTGTTAGGTTTTTTCATTTTTGTCACTATACAGCAAGGCATAGAATATAAAGATAAAATAATGATGTGTATTTCATTTGCTGGTTTGTTTGCGACATTTGGTGGTGCTTATTTAGGTGCTAAGATTTCAGGGGATAATTCTAGAAAATTGTATGAGTATCAAGAGAATGAAAAGAATAAACATATAATTAACAAACTTGAGATAGTTGCTAATATCAAAATGATAAAAGTTTTAAATCATTCTAACATAGCAAAAGAATCAAGGTTAAAATTGTATGTTGCACCAGAAGATAATCGCACTTACGATGAAATAATGAGAAGTGGGATTATTGAGACTTTAGATTTAATCGATGGTTATGCTAATCCTATTATTGAACTACTAGAAGATAGGGAAATATATGAAGGATCTCCTAATTTATATAGAAGTTTACTCAAAATGTTTAATGAGTGTAATAGAATGAATTATCATATCAATCAAATCGATATAAAAGATAAATCTGGAATATTGCCAGAGGATTTTAATAATTTAAGTGAAGATGAAAGAGATTATTTACAAGATACGGTACATGAATATAGAGGAGATGTCAGAAAAGATATTTTAATAAATTTTGTAGAATTTGAATTTATAGAAACCATTTTAAATGATTGTGCTAGCGAAATTTTAAATAGTATATCTGAGGAAAACAAACTAGTAGAATATATAGATTTTAAAAATCATATTGATATGAGATATACTTTAAATTTAAAGTAATTTAATTCGCTGTTATTCTCATATGTTTAATTAAAAAGAGAAAAAATTATTATATTGAAGTGAAGAGCAAATGTATAAACATAAGATTAATTAGTATATCAATATAATCATTGCCCCAAATATCTTGTGTTTTTTCAATTTTAACATTTTACACACAACTGATTAGACAACTTAAACGTTGCTATGACAATACTTATAACGATTTCTACATGAATAGATAAACGCATTAATGAACTCCCGCCGTCTCCACTATATAGCCTATAACCCTTGTGGTTATAGGTTTTTTGTTTTGTATTTAAACGTTTCTAGGTTAATACATATAAATGTTGTATTTATTATATAAAAATATTATAATATAATTAAGTCAACGACCATGCGTGGACTTTAAAAAACAAAATCATGTACAGTAGTAGCCGTCTGCTATGAGACTAGGCATTATAATTGAATATCATAGTGTTGATAAAGAGATATGATTAATGAGTGATTAGTCATATCTCTTTTTTACATATGCAAACATAGAAAATCAAACCATCACATTAATGTGTAATGAACTAAAGTTAACCTTTTAAGTAGAAGAGGTGGTTATTTGAGATATGTGAATAACGAGAAACATAGACATGCTTTAATCAGTCAATTAACTGAGAACCAAAGAGAAATACTGTTTAAGTATTATAAATACAGAAAAAAGAATATATTAATCAATGATATGTATCGCTATTCAGAAGAGTGGGAACTTATCGACTTTAAAGTAAATGAAAATTACCGAACGTGTTGTAATGATACGCCGTTATATTCTGAATGCGGAAAAGAATTAAAGTATCAATATATACTTCGATCAAAGTCAAAAGACACAATTATGAAACTTGGGATTGAACATTTTAAAGAACATAGTGGCATTCCAAATCGTATTGCATATCAGGTTAGAAAGAATATATTTCTGTTAGATGATTGGTTGGATGATATACTCTTAAATCATGAGAAATTAATGAATGATTCAGAGCATCATTTTAAAGTTATAAACATGTATAAAGAGTGGACTACGATCTCTGAGTTAGATGTGAAAGATTTTAATTCGAATTCATCAAAGCCTATTACGAGAAAGAATATTGAATTAATTAATGATTTTAAAAAGTATAGTATGGCTTTGCCCACTAACATCGAACAGAAAGTCTTTGCTTTGATTGATTATTTTCATAGAAAGAAATATCTTGCGTATATAGAAGAACTAGAACGAAAAAGACGCATTCAAAGAGAAAAAGAACAAGAAGCATTGAGAAAAGAGCGAGAGTTAAAACGACAGCAATTATTAAAAGAGGCTGAAGCACGTAATAGTCAAAAAAGAAAAATTATGGCCAAAGAAAAGGCAGATAAGATGTTAATTGCTGAATGCAGAGTGAAAATAACAAAACTATTAGACGTACAAAATGTGATTGATATCACTACAATTTATAATGAATGTAAAATAGAGATAGACGAATTATTAAGATCGCATGTTAATACAAAGATTGTAAATGATATCGTAAATTCTATTAATAGATACACGATGTATAATGTGAAATTTCAGAACAACAAGCTATTTAAATCATGGACTAAGCGTTTTTGATAAGCAACATAGTCATATCCAAAATATATTGGATGAGTACAACTAAATTATATTACATTTATTAGCCTTGATATATTTAATAAAAGTATTATAATATAAATGTCAATGACAATGCGTGGACGTTATAAACCGAAATACATTGCATAGCTAAGAATAAGTTTTAAATAACTTAGGAAAGAGAGCAAGTAGGACTTGTTCTCTTTTTAGTTAACGGTCGTGCGTGGACTTTCAAACAAGTACATTGATTATCGGAATTGAAATGTAAATTTCAATAAATGTAGACGAAGCGTTAGAACGAAAGGTTCTAACGCTTTTTAAAGATTCTTGAACATAAATAATATGATAATGCTATTTGGCAAATTTACAGTAGCTCATTGAATTGATAAGACACTTAAATTAAGCTTTTCTCAGTACAGTCAGGGCCCCAGCAAAGAGAATTTCGAAAAGAAATTCCACAAGCAAAGAAAGCTGGGGTTACAAAGGATTTCAAATTCTGTACCACGCTTCAATGATGTTACATCCAATTTCAATGTGGTATATATATAATAAGCATACAAAAGTCAGCATGATGAACTAAGACAACTCGTTAGTATAGGAGCTATTGAAATATGGAATTATTAACGAAAGCGATTAGTTTTACGATGTCATCTCTTTCTACATGGCTAGGAAGTAAAGATTTATTTAAAGATGCAATAAAGCTGTTTGAATCGGATAAGAAGTGAAAGTAATTTTATGTTTTGAACTAGTAATATTGCAGAAAAAACAAGCATTTACGTTTCAATTAAAGAAACATGTAAATGCTTGTTTTGCTATTAGTTATCGTTGATTTTTTTACCATCTGTACGATCTGATTCGCCTTTATCTTTATGAGCCTTAGGGTTGTCTTTTTTGTGAGAACTTTTTTTAACATTATCTACTGAATCATCATTGTTACCACATGCCCCTAATAGTAAAAAACTTGAGAGTAGTACAAAAGCTACTTTCTTCATAAGTGTCACCCTTTATTTAATTATATTTAATATCTAATTGATATAAATATTATTACTATAAGTATGTCACACTTTTCTAAAAATTCAACAGTTAATAATATTTGATAATTTAAATTAAAAAATACCGGGATAAGTCGAAAAGTTGATTATCCCGGTAAAGTAATTGAATTAATTAGTTTATATATTGATTACACTAATTAGTTTGCACTATTATTTGATTCATCTGTATTAGTCTCAGTTGTTGCTTCTCCATTGTCAGATTGTTCAGCGGAGCTATTTTCTGAATATGTCTGTGTTTGATTTTCATTAGACTGATTTTCAGTACTTGAACTATTCTCTGTAGAAACATTTTCGTTCGAACCGCTATTATCTCCATTGTCATTACTATTTCTATTGTTTTGATTATAGTTTTGATTTGTGTCATCAACTTGATTCGCATTTTGATTAGTATTAGAAGAAGTATTATTTTGATTGTTTACAGTATTATCTTGTGTAGTATCTTGTTGAGTAGAAGGTGCTTCGTTAGTTGATTCTTCAGTTGTTGGTTGCTCTTGTTGTGAGCTTTGTTGTTCTTGAGTATTTAATTCTTCATTAGTTGATGTTTCTTCAGAACGATTTTGTTCTTCTTGAGTAACATTATTATCATCTTTGTCGTCATCTTTTTTGTCTTTTTTCTTTTTATCTTTAGATGATTTATCCTCTTTAGATTGCTTATCTTTAGATTGAGTTGCTTGATTTTCAGATGGATTATTACTTTCAATCATTTTATGAATGCCTAAAGCAAGCATGCTTAGTAGAATAATCGTAATTGCCATCGCAAAATATTTAAAGTAATTCTTATTTTTAAATACTGCCACAATAGCGAACAAGATTAATATAATCGCAATAATTAGTAATACCGTGCCTGTATAGAACAACAGTTTCTCCATACGCTACCTCCATTAAATTTACATCATTAATTGTATTGTACTACACATATAATATAATACATATTACCTTGTAATTAACATCTAATTACTATTTAAAAACAGTTGTGTAAACGTATAATTAATCAAGCTATTTCTCCTTATCGAAAATGTTAATCTCTTTATGCTCTTTACTTACTGAAACATATAAGTTTTCATCGTTAAGTTGTGCCTCGTTTGATGTTTGATTTAAGTTAATTTCAGCTAATATTTTGAAAGATCCATTATGATAAGGTTCAACAATAGATATTTCATTCGCATGTTCTTGAATCATCAAATGTCTTTGTGATTGATTATTTATTTTCCAGTTAGTCATATATTCACCTTTTCGTAAAAATAAAACTGGGAGTAGGATAGAATTTTTTTAAATTCATCGTCCCACTCCCAACTTGCTTTGCTTGTAGAATTTCTTAATGAAATTCTCTTTGCTTGGGCCTCACTCGCTAGGATGACTTGAAATGAAAAAGCATGATTTAAGCACCTTTTCAGTTCAGTCAGCTACTTCGAAATTGCAAAATAGCATCATTATTTCACTTATGTCCTAGGCTCAGCAGTTTAACTATTTAAAACTTTGCTCTATTTCGGTAAATGCTTTATTAGTAACGGTAATATCATCAATTCTATCTGCTGTAAGTTGTCCTTCAAGATAACCACGATCGATTAGAACTTTACAATTCTCTAAAAAATCATCGTATTCACGATCACAGAAATAATCATCTTGTGCTTTAATACTATCTCCAAAATAATTCGCTTCACTTTCAGATTGCCCTTCATTAGAACGTTCCATATATAATTTATAAAATTTAGCTATCGTATATTTTTGTTCTTGAGTTAATGAATCTAACAT